CTTAGTAGCTCGATGTATATTAATTCCAAATAAACCCGTTTGAGTATTGTCATCACTTAAGTCAAACTTATCATCTTTATTAGCATCACGATATACTGTGACTGGGCGGCATTGCCCTAACGCCTCATATCTGCCTTGGTGTAATCTAATTTTATGAGAACCGGGATATTGCCCTTCCTTCAAGACGGCCACACCCTCCACTCTCATTATATTCTCCACCCAATACTTACCGGGATCAGTTGTACAATCATAACAATAAAACTCCCACTGATCATCACATTTAAATGATAGTGTTATTTTATCGTCAAATTTATTTGTTACTTCGTTACCTGTATCTGAGTTTCTTACACCAACTATATTAATATTATAGTCACCTGTTTCAAACCATTTGTAACCTTTTTCTTTTACTGCTTTTTCTATTATGTCTTTTGTTAATTTCATTATTCTATTATTATTGTTATTTCTGCGTCGCTGTTAGTCACTGCTTGTAAACTAAAATGGTCAGAATTAAATTTTATATTATCTTTTAATATTAACGAAGATCTTGCTGGCATATTCGTTTCGTTAATAACAAATATAGTTGGAGATCCAGCGCCGTTGTTTAGTTGCATTTTTACTACACAACTATCTGAATCATCATGGTTAGTAATTAAAATACTACTAATATTTCCACTAACATTACTACCTTTAGTAATAAGCGTTACTGGGCTTGAAGTTGTGTTTGATGATATATTTTTACGTACTATTGCCATTATATTATTGTTAAGATTTTTATTTATTAAGGAGCACTATCAAACTCAGCACTTGTTGCTGGCAATAAAGTTGAGTAATCAAATTCAACTACAGCCGTAGCATATATAAGAGTGTTACCCATTATGTCAGCGCTTGATTGTATAGATAAAGCAAATTTTTCTGTGCTTTCAAAGTGTTTAGCATTATCAAAGGCAAAATGAAAAACGTGACTATCATCAGTATCTTGTATACTAATTACTTCATTTTCTTCTTCGGTCCAGTCTGTTAAAAATATTCCAGGAATACCTGGTGGACAACTATAAATAGTAACAGTAAGATCACCACTACCAGTAACAGCTAATATATTTAAATCTAAAGAAACTATCCTGCCATCACAAGGAGCTAGTATAGCTACATCATCTGCAAATTGTGAAGTCTGTTCAAAAGTAGAACCGTGTAAAGGTATAAATACTTCACTTGTGTTTAGATCGTCTGTAAAGTTAGTTTGAAAAACTTGAAATTGTTTTCCAGGATTTACGTTGTCTTTTAGTAAAACTGTTCCAGTAGCATCAGGTAATGTTATTGTTTTATCGCTACTCATTGCCTCAGCGCTAGCAAGAACTGTGCTATTAGTTCCGTTATCTGTGTCTTCAAAAAACTTAATTCTTGATGACTGTGTAGACGATCCAGTTATTAAAATTTGATCTCCTCCAATAGTAGCGTTACCAGCAATAGTACACATAGAGCTAGTTCCATAGCCTATATCAATATTAACGGTATCAGCACTTACACTACCAGTTCCAGTAATAACATTTCTTAAATTTGTTGAAGAACCATTACTAGAAGCTGTGCTTAATACTAAAGTTCCAGCTTCATCACCAGGAATTACCCCAATAGCTTTTACAGCTATAGAGCCATAATCTTTGAGTGATTGACTAGCGTTGTCAGATTTAAATGTTATTGTTCCAGCTTCATCATTTAATGCTCCTGCAGCACCTTTATCGTTTACAAGAAAAATATTAGGTCCTTTACTACTAACATTAGTGTTAGTAAGAGTTACTTTTGGCCTTGAGGCTAATGATGAAGTTATATTAAGATCATCACCATCCCATGTTAAATTAGCTTCTGCATTTAAATCAGTACCACCTAATGAAGTTATAACTCTATTATCTGCAGCGTTTGCTATAGTTAATTCGCCAGCTTCAGTGTCTGCTTTTACTATTTTATTGTTTGCATCTAGGCCAAGGTTACCTCCACTAGCAATTGTACCAGTGGAGATATCTTCTAAGTATACATCATTACGAAACCTAGATATAAAGTCATATATTTGCTGACCTACCCATTTCATATTTTATATTTCAAAACCAAAGTTTAAAATCATAAATCTAAATTTAGAACAAGTTTTACCATTGTCACATTTTACGCAAGGGCAAAACATAACTTCAAACATAGTCCATGTTCCTAATCTAAATGTTAGTTCATAAATTTCTTTTTTATTACCTGCTCTCCAGGAATTTATCCAATTTATCATATTTTTAATTTTTGATTACTATAGTATTATTACACATTTATTGGTGAGCATAACATCTCTTGTTTTTATTCTCTGTTTTATTCTTGCATCTTTTACCGGCTCTAGTTTTAGCTGTACACCTGTATTCTTTAATACCATCGCCATCTCTATCCATGCCATCTGTAAATTCTCTATGATGAAAACATTTAAAAGTTTTTTCTTTAGTCGGCTGTGACATTATGCTACATCTCTTACCATTTGACTTTGTTCCAGAACACCTAATACTTTTATAACCTTTTTCTTTTAACTCTTTTTCTTCTTTCTTTTTCTGTTCTATTTTTTCTTGTTTTCTTTTTTCTATATTTTTTTCTTTTGCTACTTCTTTAGCTGTTTCTAATTCTTCATCTTCAATACCAAGATCCCATCTACTCCAGCCAAGAGTTAACGCCACTCTTTTCCAAGTGTCATGACCACCCGTTAACGCCTCTTCTAAGTTGTTAGCTTTATTTTGTAACCTTGCTAAAGGAACATTAGTTAATCCTTCAACGATATTAGCCCATTTTGATATTTCTGGATTTTCTATTCTAAGTCCTAATTCTTCAGAAACGCCTTTGTTGTATTTCTCTGCATAGTAAGCATTGTATATTTTTCTAAGTTTACTACCAATTGGTGGAGATAAATTCATTATTTCAAGTCCTATTTTTTCTGGTCTATCTTTACCAAAGCCAGCCTCTTGCTGTCTGTTCCATTGTATAATAGTATTTTTAAGAGTAGAAACTAAAGCTCCATATATACCTGTACCACGCAAGAAAGAGTCAAGCGCTCCATTTAAAGCTCTTTCTGTTTTATTATCTATTAATTCTTCTTCTTCATCTCCAAATAATAAGAAAGCTAAAGCTGTTTGCAAAGAGGCAAATATAATATTTTGCACAGCTCCATAGTATAATATTTTAGATACATTAGTTTTAAAGTCACCTCTACCCATCATTAAATCTACTAACGATTTTTTAGTTAATCTACCGTACTGCATTGTTACGTTTTGAAAAGCTAATATAAATCTACCTAATACACTAGCTTGTTGTTGAGATATTAAATCTTCTCTTGACGACTGTTGTGTTTCTTCTGCTACTTGTTGAAAGTCTAACATCGCTTGATCGTGAGCTTGAGCTGGGTTCATGCCTTTTTTAATTAAGCTTTTATATCTGTTTCTATAAAAACTAGCGCCACCAAAAGCTATAGCAAAACTATCAGCCAACTGCGTTGGCAAGAAACCTTTTTGTAATAAGTATCTAATAACACCAATAGGTGTAGCTCTACCTTCTCTAAAAGTTTTTGTTAACTCAGACGCAGACACGTCTGTTTGTAAGCCAGATCTTCTTTGTTTTAACATTGGTGAATTAAACAACATAACAAAGTCTTTCCAAAACTGTGGTTGATTAGCCCACGCAGACGAAGCTCTAAATATATTATTATCACTCCAGTTTATAAAGTTAACAGTAGACAAGGTTTGAAGTAAAGCTGATCTTGTATTAAAAAACATAATAGAGCCAATAGAAGCGTTAATCCAACTAGTAAAGCCAGATACAATTCTACTTTGTCCACTAGGTCTATTACCTCCATTTTCCATACGAAATAAAGAATCTAATAAAGCGCTTGTGAAATCATTTCCATATATAGCTCTTATCTTGTTAATATTTTCTTGGCTAAATATTATATTTTTATTATGTATAAATTCATGTAAAAACTCTTGTCTACCTATTTTCTCAACAATGTTTCTTAAATCAGTTGATATGCTTTCAAGCATCCAAGTTTCTGAAGGTTCTACGTAACCATCTTTTCTTTTAGTTATAAGAGATAAACTATCAGCAAACGCTCTTATTTCAGGATTATTATTAACGTAGTCTATTAATCTTATTTTTATTTTATCTGATATACCTTCTACTTCAAATCCATTTTTGTTCCATAAATAAACACGAACAGCTGTATCAATAGTTAAGCCAGTTAATGGAACATTATTATTGAGTTTTATTTTATGCTTCTTTTTTAAATTTTTAAAATCCTCAACCATTGTTTGCTTGTAAGTATTCCAAGCTCTAATACCTTTACCAAAAGGTGTTACTAAGTTATCAACAAGATATTGAAAGTCAGCCTCTCCTTGCTTACCTGTCGTTATAAAATAGTATAATAAACCTTTAAAATCTTCTGCCGACGGTGGTATATAAAGACTTTTTAAAAATCTTTTAATGTTTGTTTGTGAGGCTAGCTTTCTAGCTTCTGCTGAAGAAAATATTTTATCTGCTGCAACTCCTTTTTTACGTTCTAGTATTTCGTTAAATTCTATACTTGCTTTTTCACTAAACTTTATTTTAGCTTGTACCACATCTGATTTAATATCTAATTGATCTAAAACTTGTTTAACAGCTTTAACGTTTTGTAAAGCGTCATCAACAAAATACATATCATTATATCCTTCTGCAAACTTTTGTAAAAACCATCTCGCTTTAGCATCACCAGTGCTATTACCTAAACCAGTAATATTTTTTATAGGTATATTTAATCCTTGTGATTTTAAAAACTCGTGTATAGCTTTAGCTGATTGCTGAGGTCTAGCAGTTAAAACAAACATGTCCTTAGTACCAAACTTAGCAGCTCGCTCTTTAGCTTTATCTAACAACGGGCCTGGTGTTCCGTCAACAACATCATTAAACTCTGAGAAATCAAACTCGCCACCTTGTTCTAGTATAGCATCTCCTTGCTCTGCAAACTCAGCAGCATCTAATCTAAGCTTTTCATAACTAGAAACAAAGTCTTCCATTTGACGAACTAACTTACCTGGCATAGGGCTCTTCATTGTTAAGTTGTCTGTATTGACTTCCATAAATCTATTACCAAACATCTCTTTAAACGTAGGTTTATTATTTTGTACAGCTTCGTGATTACGTTTAACTATAATATCTAGCAATGATCTTTCCTTTCTTGCTCTATTACGCTCTAAGGCTACATCTAATGAAGTATCTACGAATAACATACTAACATCATACCCTTTAGATTTAAACTCATCTACGAGCTTCTGCATTGATTTAACACTACCTCCAGTGCCATCTACTATAACACCGTTGGCATTACCTTGATACTTCATCATTTTACGTCTAGCTATTTTTCTAGCTTGAGCACCTAGTTTACCTAATGTACTTCTCTGTTCTTTAGTTAAGTCTCGCATGTCAGCAGGTAACCCTGAGTTTTTCTTTAACCACTCTAACGATATATCAGAGTTAACTATTTTAAAGCCCATACTTTCTAAACCAAGCTGTCTTATGACATTTCCTTTACCACTACCAGCACCACCAGCTAAAAATACAACTTTACGATTTGGCTTAGGCGTTCCGTCTGGATTTGGTACTGTTGCTCTTACGCCTGACTTAGTAAAACCTAATGTATCATCAAAATCAAATGTTGACATACCTCTAGGTTTAGAGCTATTTTTTACAGACATAACATCAGCGTCTGCTATGTTTTGATCTGTTTTTATTTTTTCACTAGATCTAAGACCGGTTGGTTTACCATCAGCTTTTATTTTATATATTTGTTCAAATGTTTTACCGTTAAGGCCTATTAAAGAAGATGGCGGTATACCTATTCCGTCTACAGCTACCACTATAGCATTAAAATATCTTTCCCACCAATTACCATCTATAACACTAAAGTTGTCATTCATTCTTCTTTGTAAACTAAAACCATTTTCTGTTTTAGCACTTCTTAGTTTATTATCCATAGCTTTATCTAGAGCTATTAGCGTATAGTTTTTCATTAAAAATTTATACGATGCTTCAAAATTAACATTAGATTTTAAAGCTGAATCTAATAAATACAAGTATGCGGCTGTTGCCGGCATAGCGTGTTCATATTCAAATCTCTTACCTGTTATTGTTTCAGAATAACCTATAAACCTAGCACCTAACTTATGCCAATGTCCAGTATCGTTAGCTACTAAGCCAAGATATGTAGCTATACCTCTAGCATTTTCACGGTTTTCTTTAATTACTTGATTAAATCTAGACCACATTTCTTCATGAATCTTAGTAACTTTATCGTTCCATCTATCTATACTACCATCTTCTATACCTTTTTCTATAGTTTGTTTATCTTTAAATATAGAAGAATAAGCTGATACTTTAAAATCTGATATACCTTCTACAGGTGGTCCAAAGTTTTCGTCAGGTAAATTTCTTAAATCTCTTAATGAATGTCTAAATTCATTATATGCTCTAGCCTCTTTAGGATTTTTAAGAACTCCGGGTGTTACTTCTGACATAGAAAATTTACCATAAGGTCTATGCTCAGGGGTAAATACAGTCCCCCAATGTTGTATGTTTAATTGCCTTATTACATTATATATATTAATGTTTTTCTTACCTGGTTCTTTTATTGCTTGATCAATCAAAGGTTTAGCTACTTTAATATCTAAGTTGTATTGTTTATAAAACTTATCACCCATTAAAGTTATTTGCTTTTGAATCTCATCTGTACCAATAAAACTAGAATCACCAAACCAAAATTCTCTAGGCATTATAGGAAGTAACACGTCTTTAATAAAAGTTCTAAACTTTTTTCTACCTTCGTTAGTTTTTAAATCAAAAGCGTCGCCAACTTTGTTCATATTTAAGACAACATTTTTACCGTTAGCATCAATATCTAAGTAGTTATTTACATTTAAAAACTCGTCTATTTCAATAGTAGACTTTTCACTAAATTTTAAATCATCTGGTCTTTCAAGTATTTCATTTATTTCTTTAACAACTTGATCTGGAGTTACGCCTATAATACCAGTTATGTCTAAATATTTTTTAGCAAAGTCTTTTGTTAATGTCTCTGGTGTAGCATCTTTTGCTATAGCTATAGCCGACTCAGATAATATTTTTATTTTATTGTTTCCTCTAGTACCAGATTTTTTACCTGTTCTAGGATTTATAGGTTGAGCATTAATATAATTTTCCCATTGCTCTGTTGTGGTTTCTAATCTTTCGTAAACAGGTACCCCTTGTGCTCTTTTCTTTTTACTTATAGGGCTGTCATTTAATATTTCTGGTGGTAGTAATTCTTTTTTATTTGGATTTCTACCAGACTCGTTTCTTCCGTAAACAAAATCAGATAATATAGTTCTGTTAGTGGCCCTACCGTAACTTTGTACAAATATTTTATCAGGTAATTGTTTTTGCATTTGTATCAACTTACTTAAAGGTATAGAATCTAAAATAGCTTTTCTATATTTTATAATAGTAGGTCTATCTTTAAATATTTCTTCCATTACGCTATATAAAGAGTTAGCTGATGTTTGTTCAAATAACTTTAAAAAATCTTTTGAGTTTCTAAAATCACCAGATGTTAATATAGCAGTTTTAACTTTTGCAAAAACTTCTGATTTACGCGTATCGCTTATACCTATTTCTTTTCTAAATGTAGATTCATTAGATTTAGTTTCAGTTTTTTGGCCATGTGTTCTTTGATCAAAATAATCTATGGAGTCTGTTTGTTTATCTAAATTATAAGAAGAGTCTTGTATCTGAACAATAGACCCGCTTTGCATTTGTTCGTCAATACTTTTTGTACCAACAGGTGCTTTACCCTTTTGAAATAAATTATATACGTCATCAGCTCTAAATCTTAGTTGACCTTGTATATATCCAAATAAACTATCATTTTGATTATTAGTTCCCCATAAACCTCTATTAAATCTATCAATCATATTTTTAAACTCAGGGGAGTTTTTAACGTCTTCAGCCCAAGTTTCTGGTATAGGTCTAACTTTATACTTAGCTCTAATCAAGCCATCTAACCAAGTGTTTTCTCTTAATTCTTTTAAAGCTCTTTTAGAACCTTCTTCTTTCCACTCATCATCAGTATAAAATCTTCTAGTCTTTGGATTTACCATTAAGTTATTAACTAAACCATCTGCTTTAGCTGATTGTTTTATATCTGATGCATCTTGTTTTTCTTTTTTTCTTTGCTTTTTTCTTTCATCAGCTTTTTTTCTAGACTCTATAACTATTTTAGTTTTTTTAATAGTTTCTAAAAACTTATCATTAACTTCTCCTTTTTTTATTTTTTTAGCTAGCTGTGTTAAGAAGTTAATTATATCTGTTTCACCTTCTAAACCAAGGTCTATGTCTGTTCTATTCTTTGTCTTTGTATTAAAGTACCAACCTAATAAAGGTATTAACGTTTTGTTTTCTTTCTTTTTTAAATTAAAGTTTTTACCTTCTGCTATTAATTCAAAAAATGTAACAATAACTTCATCTGGTTTCATTTGCTTGCTAGTACCCCAGTTTGTTAACATAACTAATTCATTATATAATAATGGGTTTAACTCTCTAATATATTCTAGCACTTCTTCAGCCATATCTTTAAAATCTCCAGAGTACTCTGATATCAACTCTGTTAAAGTTTCATGACCTATTTCGTGGGTTCTTGTTTCAAGCCTATCGTCTTTAGCCATGTTTTCTTCTACTTGAAAACTTATATAGCCTGTTCTATTACCGTCTTTATCTTTTAAAATAATATTACTACCGTAATCACCTTTTTGTATACTATCTATAAGCCGAGCTTTTGTAGCTTCAGGTATATCAAGTTTATTTATTTCTTGTATAGCTTGATCTACGGTTTTGTAACTTTTAAAATGCTCACCTAAATTATTTTTTTTTCTATTTTTTAAATCTTTTCGTATCTCTTGAACATTATATTCTAATCTAGCTTCTTCTTGTATTTGTTCTTCTGTAGGATTTTCTACTTTTTTATTATTAATTCCAAATAATCCAGTTCCATTTTTTAATCTACTTTCAGCATCTTGAAATAATTTTTCTTTTCTATCTATATCAACTTGATCATTACTACTAACAAAACCAATAAACTTACTACCAAAATTTTTTCCAGTTTTCATTATCTCCATGATAGCTGAATTTTGGTTAAATTGATTTTTTAAAGATTTTAAAGTAAGATCTCTTTGTTTTTTATTTATTTTACCTTTTTTATAATCTTTATGTGTTTCTCTAGCTTTTTGTTTTAAAAACTGCTCAAGCTCAAACCTTTTTAAGAAAGTTTGTGTAAACTTAGCTGACATGCCTTTATTTTTTATTTTAAGCTCTATGTCATTTAAAATTTTTTGATTTTTATTACCAAGTTCTTTTATTCTTTTTTTAGTTTCTTTTACGTACGTAGAATTAGGATCAGCCTCTTTATTTCCTAGATATTCATCTAGTTCTTTTTGCTGTTGTTTTATTTCATCAATATTATTATTATATTCTACAACATTCTTTGATTCCGAAAGAGCGTTCATTAATGTTCCTTTAAATACAGGAGCACCACCTAAAGTTAAACCAAACATAGCTCCAGAAAAAGCAGAGTGATCTACATTTTCCATAACAGGTCTACCAGTTATTATATTTTGAAACATTGTAGTAAAAGTTTCAGCACTCAACTCCATAGCACCACTTTTCAGTATGCCTTTATAATTATTTCTAAAAAAGTCCTTAGCACCTTTAAGACCTAATCTACCTTGTCCTTTTATAAGTGAAGTTCCAGATCCACGATAAAAACCTCTCCATGCTCTATTTAAAACTTTTGAAGTTAACATTCTGTCAAATACATATTCACCGGCGCCATACGCAAGGCTGGTAAAAAACTTTTTACTTTCTGATGATTTTTCGCCAGTTATTTCTTCTTGCTCTAACATTCTGGCATAATTGTCTGTACCGCTAGAAGCAGCCACTGCATACATACCAAAAGGGCCCATCATAATAGAAGTAAATATAGGTATTTGTGCTCCCCAATCCTGTGCTAAAAATTTACCAAAAGTAGTAAAGCTCTCAGTCTTATTACTAAACTCAATATCTTTTTGATACTTTTGTTTAGCATAATTTTTAACATAGTTAAATGCAACCATCCTTTCGTTAAGTCTTTCATTAACTTTTCCTTCACCTTCTTTTACACCAGTTAATGAGTCAAATGTGTATTGTGCTTTTTTTGATAAAGCAAAAGTAAGTCCACTTGCAATGTTTTCAAACCCAGCTAATATATTCCCACGAACAAACTTGTCAAGATCATTATAGTTTCTCATAATAAGATTAAACTTATATTCTGAATCTTGTAAGTCCTCTATTTTGTCTACATAGCTATCCATTAAATCATCGTACTCTAACGAAAGCTGATCAATTATAGCGTAGCTAGACGTGTATTTATCCCAAATTCTTTTAGGTATTTTTTTATCTATTTCATCAAAAACATAGTACTGTTCGCCTGGTCTTATCTTAAATTTAAAATCAGGGTCTTGTATTAAAGCCTGTATATCTTGTACATAACTTAATTCATTTTTAGGCTTATCTGGAGTACCAAGTCTATTTACAAGTTCTTTTCTTTTTTGATTTACCTTTAAATTAATTTCAGCAAACTCTTCAGCTGTTTTTTTATTTTTAATTCTAAAAGCACTTTGTATATTTCTTATTTGACCATTTGAAAATAAACCACCGTCTATGCTATCAGCATAGTTTGTCATTTTCTCGTCATTTAAATCTGTTTTAACTTTGTTTATTAAAAGTTTGTAAGCAAGATCTTTTACTTCTTCAGTAGTTGGGTACGTTCCAGTAAGCTTCATTTGTTCTAATAAAATAGTTTCAGCTTGTTGTAGTATATTAGAGTGTGGTATAGAAAAACTTACTTTATTACTTATGTCATAATCTTCTCCAGTTACGCTAGTAAATAAATCTTTTTTTCTAATAAAAGTTTGGTTTCCGTTTTCATCTAAAATTTCTTCACCTGATTCATCAACAGCTACTTCTTGATATTTTCTAATAGCATTTTGCTCTTCTTCTTTTGAAACATACAAAGCCCCTTGCTCTCCTGTATCAGGATTTACTTCTAACATTTCATTTTCTATTGCTATAATATTAGAGTTTAATGAAGTTCTTGGTCTAGTTCTTTCTTCTTCTGTAACAACTCTATTTAAAAACTCGTATAAATTTTCACTATTTTCATTAATAGATCTATTGTAGTAATATTGTATTTTTTCTTTTGTAGTACTTAGTCCCAATATTACAGGCGCTGGTATTTCTCCAAGTAGTTTTGGTTTTATATATTTTTTATATTCGTGATCTTCATCTATATTAACATCTATAGTTATAGATTCACCAGTCTGCTTGTGAGTTATAGTAACTTTTTCTTTATTAACGGTTGGATGAAATGGAAAGCTTCTTTCATAAGAAAATATATCATCAGGATAATATTGTTTCATTTGCTCTATAAAACTAGCAGAAGTACTATTCCATAAAGAATGATCATTTAAGTCAAGACTATGATTTTTTTGTCCAATATTTACAACTCTATCTTTTCTTTTTTTTATGTATATATCAGTATCTATTGTAAGTATATCAGATTCAAGATCTTTACTAGAAGAGCTGTTGTAAAGATTTGCATTGTATGTATTTATTTCATTTGAAAGATTTGCTTCATTGGCTTTTAAACTACCTTCCTGCCCACCAGTTCTAATAAAATCTAAAGCGTTGATAGTTTCAATGTCATCACCGGAAACATATGAGTTGTCTGCTTTATTAAAATACTTAAAGTTAGGATCTTCGTTACCAGTAAAAACAAAGTCATCGTAAAATCTAGTATCACCATAATTAGTTTGGTATATAGCTAGTCTTCTATTTTTTAATTGAGTTGCAGTCATTGACTCTATTAAATCAAGTTCTTTAAAAACACTTTGATTAAACTCAGGAGTTTCGTCACTTCCTTTTGGCGATACATATTGCCATTGACCAGATTCATCTCTTTTAAAATCACTATATACTAATTCTTTATATTGAAATAAATTATGTGAAGAGTTTCCTTCCCATGATTCACCATCACTTAAATCAGCATTTATTCTAGTAGTGCTTCTTAATTCATTTATTTTTTTATTGATTTTTTGTTCGTCTGTCTCGACTTCTGGTGATATTTGTTTGCTTGGATCAAGCTCTACAGTTGGTGGTAGGATTTTATCAGCTGTTAGATTTGCTTTGTTTAGATTATATTTAAATTTAGCTTCGTCTTCAGGTTTAACAACTTTAATTCTACCATCTGATAATTTATATTCAGTTGGCTTTAGTACTAGCTCGGCTGTTAATCCTGCTTCTTCTAATTTTTTAAAAAATGTTTCTTCATCTTCTGGTAAAACAAATTTAGTTCTACCGTCCGATAGTTTGTATTCTTTTTTCATACTGTATCGTTAGTTACCCGTTATTTATTTTATGTTAAATTTCTCCTCCGTCGTAATCTGATTTTAATTCAACTTTTTTACCTGGAAATTTTTGTTTTATAAAAGCGTTCATAGCTTCTCTAGCTTTCACTTCACTTTGTGCGCTAAAAAAGTCATACTCAAATGTTTTTTCAGTAAGATCAGGCGCTACTATAGTTAAAAATTTTTGACCATTATTTTTTAATTCAAAGCCAAAGTCTTTTAGTTTTTCGCCATAAGTCTCAACTAGAGTTTTAGCTCCTTCATCTCCTAATCTATCAGCTAGTGTCTGGCCACCACCTGAACCTCTACCTGGCAAAGGATCTATAGTAGGCATAGGCATTTGACCGCTATTAACTTTATAAACTCTATCAGCCCAATCATCGAACGAGCCAGAACCATCATACCAATCTTGCATACCAACTTCACCGGCCTCACTTATCAATTCATTTTTATAATTTGATTCAAAATCAGGTGTAGAACTTTCTTCTTTTTCATCAGTTTTTTCATCAGTTTTTTCATCAGTTTTCTCATCATCTTTTTTCTTATCATCTTTTTTCTTATCATCTTTTTTACTTGAAGGCTTATAGTTTTTAACATCGTCAGTTAAACTATTATTGTGTTGTTGTTGTATAAATTTAGTTAAATATTCTGATATAAAATCTTTAGTTAAGTTCTCGTCTTCTTCTATAGCTTTAAATATTCTTCTAGCATCTCTTTTAGTTATCTTACCATTATCAGTCGGGTCTAACCTAGCTATAACTTCTGGATCTATACCTAACTGTTCGTATGTTTGGTTTTCTAAAGCTTCTTTTAAATCATCTTTAAACACTCTACCAGGAACTATCTCATCATTCATTAATGATTTTAAATTACCTTTACCAACAACATTAGTTCTTATATTATTATACATGCTAGTAAAATTAAACTCGGAATTTTGTCCAACTTTTAAGTTTGAAGCTTTTTCAATAACAGAATCCATAAGACCTTGCACTGTTTGAACGCTGCCTTCGTCAACTTTTAAATCATTAACCCTATTGTTTACTTGATCTATTGTTTGAAATAATTCTTTTTCAACTGGAACAAAACCTCCTTTTGTAGCGCCTTTTTTTAAATCACTGCCTCTATATGGATGATATTCAGTCAACACCCCATCTGGCTTGTCGCTTCTAGTACCAGGCCAATAAAAGCTAGTCCACTTAGAATAATCCATACCATGCGCTTTTATATTAGCGTCACGATTTGCCTTAAACGCTTGAGAAAAAGTCATGCCTTTATACTTATCAAGATCAGGATTAGTTATCATATAACCTTTTTTACCATCTTTTTCTACTACTTCTTTACTACCATCGACAATTCCTGTAATATCATCACCGTTTACACCTAACTTTTCAGCAGGATCATTACCTAAGTTGCCTTCGTCTATATTGCTTGCTAAGTCTTTCTTGCCATTTTCAATTTTATCTAATTCATTTTTCATTTCTAAGATCTGTCTTTTAGCAAGCACTTGATCTTTTTTGTTTAGATAAACATACCCAAATCTTTTCTTTTTTAATTTTTTATATAAAGCGCTATACTCAGCTTCAGACATGCCAGGCTCTCTTTGCAGCTCTTCTTTCATTATAGCTTTTAAATTTTTATTAAACTCTCTATTATTTCTTTTAATAGTTACTGCTGTACCTTGTGCTACAAATTGTCCAGCTTGAGTTAATGCTTGAGAAGCTGCTAAATTACCAGCTCCTTTTGTTTGAGCTACTAAACCTGCCCCTTGTACTAATGTTGAATCTGCCATATTATATTATTTATTTGGTTGGTGGTGGTGTTGTTGTTGTTGTTGGATTATTTTTATAATAAGAAGCTAATAAATCATCTTGAGTAACTCCTTCTGGTAAGTTTTGACCAGCATCGCCAAAGCCAGCTGTCATGCTAGCAATACCTTGTATACCACTAGATATAGCGTTAAATTTAGCTTGATTGGCAGCAGCCGCTTGTTGTTGATATCCAGCTGTTTCTTGTTGTGCCATACCTAATAACGTTGATGTTTTTTCTCTTTCTAAGTTTCTAGAATATACTTCACCTTGTCTTTCTTGAGCTTGAATATTAGCGGCCATTTGTCTTTCTGCTTGTTGATTAGCTGCCTCTTGCTGTCCTATGCTAGCAGAAGAACGCTGTGCTGCTATTTGTCCTTGCTGCGCTAACGATTGTGCTAACGCGGCTATACCACTACCGCCAGCCGCTCCTCTTAATTCGCCCATTATATTAGCTTGACTTTGAGCAAACTGTTGAGACTCAAATTGTGCTTGTTGTTGGTTAACAGTTAAATCTTCCATTGTGTTTTCCATATTAAGATATGGATTGCTAGTGTCAAGATTAGCATATATATTTTTAAGTCTGTTCATTTCTTTCCTAGCTTTTCTAGCTTTTCTTTCTGCTCTTTTCTTTTCTTGATTAGCTTTAACAGCGCTAAAAATACTTAATCCTGTTGAAACAACAGCTCCTACTAGAGGTACAAATTTAAGTGGACTATTAGATTGTTCTGCCATAATTATTTAATTTACTATTATATAGTTACATTTTTTGCTTGTTATTTACTAGATTCTACTACCTCACAAGCAGCCGCATACATTTCAGCTTTTTCATTAGAACTATTTTTAAATCTAACTAAACCGTAGTAGCCAACTAACGAAGAAGCGTTCACAGCGTTGTCTTTAGAAAAGAATATAAAATTAGAACTCGTTGGCGGCGTTACGTTAAATGGCATATCAAAAGTAATACTTGTTGTTAACGTACCGTCTGTCAAAGAAGTTGTGTGATCTATTGATTTAATTTTACCTATTTGAACAAATTGTTCTTGCTCGTTATTTACTTGAAAACCAGCTATCGGATCTGCTAGTATAGCGTAATAGCCAACATCTCCAACTTGAAGTGAAGAATAGCTGTTTCTAGGAAATTGTAATGTTGTATTTGCCATATTATAAGTTTAATTGCATGTTAAAAATTGACTTGAGTCTAAGTTCATAGTAACGGTTGCGTTACCAAATTTTTTAATTCTAACGCTGCCTGTCACAGTGGCAATAGTGCTAGTTCCGTTAAGTGATGTTTTTAAGTTATACATTTCTAAGTGAGTACCACCATTAGTAGTATATAATGAGTTGTCCCAATCAGAAGAAGTAGCTACAGTACTTGACCACTCAGGATTGTCTGATCTTGAAAAAGTAAAGCTACTTAATCTAGTAAAAACGTAAGTAAAATCAAACTTAGCTGGTATTGATTTAAAATCACTAAGCTGTTGTATAGTTTGATTGGCTTTACCTGTGTAAGTTATAGTAGGATTAGTAGTGCAAGTGTAGTTTGTTAATCCTACTGTAGTTGTAGTTAAATTTAATACAGGTCTAGCAAATTGGTTTATTGTAATTTCAGAAGATAACGAAGGTGATAATGTTGTTGAACCTGTTGGTGTAATTTTAATAGTATAAGTATCTGTGCCTGCTGGAAAATTTTCTCTAATACTACATTTTAAACTACTATATATTTCTTTTTTATAACCTTTGACAAAACCAGCTAATGGATGAAAAACTTTAGCATTACCAGCTGAAACTATAGAGCTATTGTCGCTATTTTTAATTATAGTTAAATTAAAAGTAGCACCTTTATCTCCATAAACATCAATTACTTTATTTTGCCCGCTAGAGGAAACTTCAGAGTTACCATATATAACATTTTTTATTAAGTTTGTAATAGTAGGAGCTTTTAATACTGGAGCATTTATAAAAGCTGCCGTGTGATTAGTTTGTATTGAAGCTGCCGTTGGGTGTGGTATTTGTACATCAGAAATAAAAAACACATCCATTACATATTGTGTAATTCTGTTTTTACTATCTCTTGTTACGCTGTTTGTTTTTAAAGTTAAGTTAGGAGCCTGTGGTTCAAATAATCTAGTAAAACTTAAAGAAGGCTTTGTGTTAAAATAATAACTACTACTAGCTGTTATTTTTATTTGAGCTATTTTTTTAGATTTATTAGCTATTAAATTTTGTATTATTAAAACATGTATTCTAGTATTATCTACTACGCCTATGTTAAACGTAGCACCTGTTGGTTGATCATCAACAGTCATACTGGTTGTAACATTAGGATATTTATTTAAGTCAAGAGAAACAACTAAAGTGTTTGTTCCTAAGTTAACATCTTGTGCCGCTAATAATTTTGCATCACCAGCTATATCCAAATTAATAGTTTTGCCAGCTGTTATAGTAAATAAAGGCCCAAACGTTACAGTGACTGTTACATTGTTACTAGGCGTTCCAGCTGTACCAGTATCAGTAAAAACAACTGATGTAACATTATCAGGTAACGTTGATATAGAAAAATCAGATGCTGTTACTACATAACCTGATTTAGGAGATATAGTTAATGTTCCAGAAGTAATCATGTTACCACCTATAACAGAATCTCCTATTCTTTCAGTAAACTTAAGTGTTGTTGATGTATAATTAGCCATATCCTATATTTTATGCTGGTGGATAATTTATTTGATTTATTACCGTAATAAGTTGACCTTGAGCGCCGTCACTATCAGTAACTGTTATCGTGTAAGTACCAGGTCCTCCCGTACCATTAGAATTAACAGGAGCTGTTGTGAACGCTTCAGTGAAAACAAAGCCACTTAATCCATAGTTATTTGGTATCGCGGAGCTTGTTGAACTATAACCATTTGGCCCTTGAATATTAAAAACGTATGGAGGTTGGCCACCGCTAGCTTGAAAGAAAAAGAAACCATCATTACCAACAAGTGGATTAAAATTAATATTTATATTAAGCGTACTAACTATAACTTCTTCTTCTGTTTGCACTGTTGGAGTAGTAGTACCTTCGTCAACAGGATTTTCTAATGGAAAGCCTATGCCCTGTAAAGATAATTCGCTAGGATCAATATTGCCTATAGCAGTTTGTATTCCACTTATTTTATTAAACCATTTATTTTCTTTACTTATAAATTCAAACACTTTGCCATCTTGCATATCAGTGCTAAATAAATCTACATACCAGCCAGTTTTTGCTTGTAAATTGTAGTATTCACCGTCACCATCATTAGCGCCAATAAATGATTCTATAACATTACCATCGTCATCAGTATGTGTTGTTATTTCATTTATAGCAGCTTGAGTACCTTCGTAATTTATTGTTTTAAAAGATTTAACAGTACTAGGATCGTCATTAAAAACTATTTCAATTTCAGAATCAACAGCGTTATCTTCGTAAAAAGTATTTCTATCAACGTCATCACTATAATGTTCATATATTTTATAATTATTTGACGTTAAATATTTTCCATTTACAGAAACTCCAGATGAAGGAACAAAAGATTTAAAACTAACCCAGCCTTTTCCAGCTTCATTAAACGAAATAGTTATTGGTTTTACTGCTGGTGTAGTAACACAGCCGCTATCAGGGCACGTAACTGAAGCTACTTGATGTGGTTCTGCTATATTTAAAGTTAAGTTGTATTCACCGTTAACTATATCAAAAGTTCCAACTAAGTTTTCACAAAGTTTTAAGTGTTCTCTAAAATAAGACTTCATACCTACATTAGATATAGGTGTTAAACCATCTTGTGATAATCTTAATACAGCACCTCTTTGTTTGTCAGAAAAATATATTCTATATTGATCTGCAGCTAATGATTCTGGGTTCTTTGATATACCATAGTCTCCAACAAAAGGTATAGCCGTGCCTAACACTTTGTCAGTTGCTGTTAAATTAGTATTACCATCTGCATTAAATAAAGCGTCTTTATTAGCTAAAACTCTTAATATTTTATCTTCTGCTAAAACTACTAAATCTGTATCTCTAGTTTTTAATGCTTGTATAGAGCCATATATAGGATTTAAGCTTTTAGTAATTTTTTCAGCCATGTTAAACTGATTAAGCTCGTTAACGCTTGATGTAGAATTATATAGCCCAGATGAATGTATTAAACCTGTACCTATTCTTTCTTCTCCATATTCTAAAAACGTAGAAGATACTTTAACGCCATTGTCTATTTGTGGTGCGTTAAAATCATCTCTTATTCTATCTGACTCTACACCGTTGCCATAAGAATAACAGTTAAACCATCTTAGCTCTACTGGGTAGTTCCAAACTTCTCTGTCTATTTTATATATACCACTAACTGGCACAAATTCAATACCGCTAGTAAAAGAACCTGATTGTAAAGCTGCATTATTTAGAGTTACTGTTACAAGCGAGCCTGGCACTATAACATTAAAATTTGTCACAAAAGTACCGTTTGGAAAATAAAAATTATTAGGTGATGATATTATTTGATCACCAATACTTGGAGTAACATTTGTATTAAAACTATTACTACCTTCGACCATTGCAATATTACTAGGCGTTAATCTAGTAGTAGGAATAGGTATATTTACTCCATTAACAGTAGTCACAGTATAGTGATCTAATATTACAGAGCTAACTATTGTACCGTCTGCGTGTTTAAATTTAATTGTGTCATTTATAGCTAATAGACGATTCAAGTCTACGCCAGCGTCTCCATCAGCAAAAACTTCATTATCAGCGTCGTAAAGTTGTATTTTTACACCATCGTCGCCGTAGTTTTTTGTAACAAATGCTCTGCTTTGTCGTACTAATATATCTGTTGTGTTATAAAGAGCGAGGTCTTCATTGTAAGTAATCCTTGTAGCTAAAGCTTGACTAGCTATATTAAAGTCCGAAGAAGCTTTAGTAAATAGTTGTATATTATCTGCGTTTAACTTTATAGGTATAGAATTACTAGCTTCATAATATATATCTAATTCGGCACTTTCTTTTGGCTCTGTTTCCCAACAAGCATTATTACTAACTATAGTGGTATCTTCTATTTCTTCATCCACTGCTCTTTCTAGTATTTCTATAGTAAAACTACCAAGGCCATTATGAGCAACCTCGCCTCTTGGATCAAAAACATCTATATCAACACCAGAACCTGTTATATCGCCACCATCTTTATCTATAGCAACAAATCTAGTTATAAACGTATGCCTAAGATTTAAAATATCATCTATCATATCGTGAGAAAAATTTTTTGAATTAATCTCTACAGGCCCCTCGTACTGAGGAGGTGGATCAATAGTATACGCTCCAACAGAATATCCACCAATACCACCATAGGCAGGAATATAATCAACAGAATTAATAATTATAGATGTCACTCTATAAGCTATTTGATTTGGATCTGCGGCAAACCTAAATATAGTACCAGGAGTTTTCATTCTACTATAAAAAATAGCGTCTTCGCCTGGAGCAAATCCGTTTTCTTGACCTATGCTAGAAAAAGCCATTTGGCCCATATTATTAGGCAGTGTTGCAGCACCTTGAGCTAAACCAGTTGGTTCAAAGTTTTTAGTTAGCATCCATGAATTTCCTGTACCTTGAAGCCCATCAAACCAAGGGTGAGGACCCCAAGTGCTACCAATAGCTGCTACGCTGTCAAAATCAGCACCCCATAGACCATAGCCAAAATCTTGCCTCCAAGTGTTACTTATTTCATTTGGACCATGACTTAGCTCAGGCATTGAGTCTTGTGCAAAGCCCCATACGTATGTAGTAGCCGAGTGATTAACAGGGTCGTCAACATCATTACCACCAAATCTAAAATAATAATCATGAGCCGCTGGTATTTCATCTAAAAATATATTAGTAGTTCTTGGCTTTTCAGAAAGCGGCTCTCCAGATAATATACCTAAATAATCATCACCTTGACTATACCACCAGTGCCAAAAATTTTCAGTAGTAGTTTGATCTCCTGGTCCAAACTTTGGAATATTATCTTGAACTAAAGGAACTTGATTTACACCTATATAATCAGTTATGTCAGCATATGAACCGTTATCAAGATTGTAAAATAGGTTGAACTGCGCATTTAAATCTTGAACATCAGGAGCGGCAGTGGAAGGAGGTACAAAATCATCAATGTTAGTAGAAGTAAATACAGAGTCTATTGCCGCATCGCTAGCGTCAAGTCCCCAAGCTTTATTAGCAAAAGTACCAGTAGTTGAAACGTTATTAGAATCATTAGATAAATAGGCTATTTCGTAAGAATCTAGCACATTATATAAACCTGATGTTTCGTTTAAAACTCTACTTTGTAACGTAGAATCTTTTTCTATTTTTACAAAAAACTTACCATCAAACTCAGGTTTATTTTCAACAACTTCGTCTCTAAGTTCCATAAAATATTGTATTCTATCAGGATCGCCTGAGTTATCTACTAGCGCTACGTCAATTTCTGACGGATCGTTAAGTAAATTTGATATTTTAATAAACATATTTGCTTCTGAAAAAGTAAAAGTATCTTTCAAAGTAACAGTACCCTCACTTCCTGAAGTAGATATTTTAGAAACTGTTTTAAAAGGACTAAAAGCTACAATCTCACCGCCACTGTCTGTAGTATATTTACCTACTAACCTTACTTTTTTAGTACCTTTAAATTTATCACTTAAATTAGAACCTAATTCAGCCCAGCTGTTATCGTCAGTTTTAATCGATCTTTTATTAATTAACAAAGTAGGAACACCATCAAGAACATCATCTGGGCCATATATGTTATCACTATTTATTCTAGCCAAACCCATATCGTTTTTACTTATTTTAATATGATCTGGAGCCTCGTTGCTTATAGCTAGTATTTTATATTTAGCTTTTTCATTTACAGGTCGTTGGAATCCGTGTTCGTTTTTTAGTACAAGATAAGTCTCTTCATCAACTTTGTTTCTATCAGCTGAATTAAAAGATAGCCATACGTTTCCACCACCAGCGTCATACCATCTATCCATTACTAAATTGTAATATTCATTAGATGTTTCTTTTACATAATATTTAATATATTCAATCCAAGGTTTTCCATTATACATAAAAGAAGTAGGATCGCCACCGTTCCAATTTTGTTGGACAACGAAAGAGTTACCAAGACTACAAAGATTTTTTTCTACATATATACTACCGCCTTGATTACTACCTCCACTTTCAAAATCATAAGCTATTATAGGAGTTTCTCTACCATATTTATCTCCAATTACGATTCCAAATTTATATTCTCTGTCAGACTTTACAGATTTTTGTGGTATAGGAAAAGATTGAGCAGAAGAAACTATTGCTTGTGATATAGCAGCTGGTGATTTTAAATTATAGCCTTGTAAATAATTTCCATAAACTACTCTGCTTGCTGTAATCTCTTGAGTAAATGCAGATTTAGGAACATTGTCAAATGATCTTAATAGTTGATTTGAAGGTAATACTCTATGTATCATTTCGGAACTTATAGAAAGTGATCCCGTGTTTACATTTTCAGAATCATTAAATTCAAACCACTCAGAGTCAAAACCTCTTGTTATTGTTTTTATTATATAAACATTAGAGTTATCAGTTGTTTTCCATAATATGTCTACGGCTTTGGCATCAAGCGGTCTTATAGAAATATCTGGTATAAAATCTTTAATAAGCAATGATCTAATATTATTAGTCATTCCATCATTAAATCCTTTGCTTGGAGTATAAGAAAAGTTACCAGGTAAAAAAACTAATTCTGAAAATGGAGAAAAAGAAGAGCATTCGTTGTCTTCGTATTTATATCTATAAGCAAATCTACCAAATTTAGTTTCAAATATTGGATTTTTTTGTTGTAGTTCTACCGCCCACTCTGAAGGATTTTGACCTTGACTTAAGTCTGAATCTACAAAACTAAAAATAACAAAATAATTAAATGTAGTAATAATTTCGTTATCTGCATTAACTTGAGAAACACCTTGCACCGGCGTAGTTAAGTTAATTTGTACTTTACCTATAATAGTTACCGGATCAAAAACGTCATTAGCTGAGGTCCATATAAACTCATCACCGGTAACTGGAACAACCATACTTGAGGGAAAAGGAACATATTGACCAGAGCCCTCAGTAGGAACAGCTGGGGTGAAATCTTCGTTAACAAATTGATGATTAATTAAACCAGTTGAGCCACCTTCTCTTTCTGATTTACTCATTAAAATAAAAGGCGCAGACTTAGGGGCTTTTCGTATTACTGTAATATGTTCTTTTTTTACATCTGAAGTTACGACATTTTCTAAATCACTAATAATAATTAAATCATCTTTATCTGATAAATTAGCGGGATTTTGTACATAAAGTTGAGTTTGATTAAAATTAAACTCTGTTCCTGCTTTTGATCTTTTTATATTTATTTTTTTAGGTTCGTTTTTACCGTCAGTAAAAAATAATAAATCATCAATAATATTTATACCTGTAATTAATTTTTCTTGATCAAATTCTAAAACTCTTTCTTTATGAATAAATTTAAAAGCAGCACCCGTGTCTAAATCACTTGTCTGCTGAGTGGCTAACGTAAGTATATTTGTAGTTGAGTTTAAATCTACTATTTCTACACCAGGAACCCCATCAGTAAAAAGTAAATGGTCGTTACTAGCATTCTGAGCAAACATAATCATACCAACTCTATATCTATCAGCATCTACTACTGTTATTTGATCATAACCATCAGCTGGTGTAGATTGAAGAGCGCCATTGTTTAAATAAGTACCTGGTGTATTATTTATAGTTCCATCTTCTACTACAAATACATCTGATTTTATTCCCATTACAGCAAATCTATCTACAAATATTGATCTAGCAGTTTCCGCAACGGTGTCTACTTCTACTATACTATCAACAAAAACTCTTTGTGTTGTTGAAGTAACTGAAGTAATGTCGCTAACTGTTATTTTACTAATATCCGGGGCTGCCGCAAAGAAATAAGCTTTATCGTTTTTTTCGTCAGCTATGCTACCAATTATCTTTGTAGAAGGTATAGTGCCGTTATCTAGCGTAACGTAAGATATAGAATTAAAAGCCCCATCATTATTATCACCGCCATCACTAATATGAGAATTACCTTGTAAATTTTGTACAACACCTGCGTTACCTACACCTTCAGAATCACCATCAGTAGTTCTAACCTGTACGTTTAAAGCGTGTCTATATTCGCCGTTAGGAACTAATCTCTCGTCGAGATCTTTGTTCATTTTACCGGCTGTAAATGTGTGTTTAATTTCCGGCATAATTATTTAATTTGTTTACCCATACCTTTTAGTACTTGTGTAAATTCTTCTATTTTAATATTTGATAATCTAATTTTTGCTTTTCTAGTTTCAGCAAATCTTTCTTTTTTAAATCTTTGAACTATATACTCTGGCATATTAGATCTTGTAGATAATATACCATAAGCTATATGTTTATAACAAGCTTCTTCACAAAATTTATGTACAACAGTTTCTGCATCTGTACCCAAGCCATCACTAACATAATGTAGCGTTATTGTCTTACCTGCTAAATCAGAACTAAATTTTAACAAGCCTCTTAAGTTATCTATAAAATAACTACCGTTTATTTGTGAGTGTTCAGGTTCTAATCCATATCTTCTACCTTCTGTTGATATTTCTATATCTGACGAATAATTAATATCATATAATTGGTAATCAACTGGCGTTTGGCTTTTAAAACTTTCAGAAGTATTACTTGGTGACTGTTCGGTTAAATCATTACCAGTAAATTGATAAACCCCATCAACGTCTTGTGTTATAGCAAATGGATCAGATGTTTTTCTAGCGGGATATAAAATTCTTTCTAAACCATCAGTTCCAACTCTAACAACTTTAATATAGTTAACATAATCTTGAGGCAAAGACATTGATAACGTATTTGGAACTTCTATTTCTTGAGATTTAAAAGATCTTAAAACGTCGTATGATAATTCTTGTATCGCGCGCATAGCATGAAACTGGACATCTGTTCTACTAACTTTAGATATTATTTTACTTTCACCTACATAAGATATCATAAAAGCGTTTATAATATTATCTAGAGTTACAAACTGATAATCACCGAAGCTATTGCCAGTATAATAAGAATTTTGACTTTGATTATCTAATAATCCCATAATTAATTATTTTGTTCTTGACTGTTTAATTGAATAGTACCAGCTCCAGAAGTTTGAAGATCAGGTTGTTTTATTAATGTGCCAGCAGATATTAATATTCTAGAAACTAAATTTTCTTCTTCAGAAAGATGCAGTTCAAAGTTTTGCAAATCACTAGCATTAGCATTATGTAAAGCTTTACCGTTTAATACAACATATGTCCAATTAGGATTAGCTGGCTCTCTATAATAACTAACTTCAAAATCTTCTGGCATTAAAGAAGGCGCTGGATGTATAGTCACAATACCAGAGTCTTCTCTAACAAATACAGATCTATCGATTGTTGCTTTTGTTAATGGGTGATTTTCAGTATAAGATATTTGACTTTTATTTACTTGAGTTACTTTTTTACCAGCTCTAGATATACCAATTATTTTATATATATCTGTAGGTAAAGTTAAGCTAGCGGTACTTGTTTGTACTGTTGTATCAATATGGAAAGGATGTAGTTTTTCTTCTAGCATTTCTATATTATCAGCATAAGCCATTTGATTTTTAGGCTTTCTTTCTGCTGTATTTATTTTATAAAAATAATTTTCAAATATTTCAAGTTGAGCTTTGTTTGCTAATAAGTTAAACTCTTGAGGTGTTATATAACCTCTTTGTTCTTTATTAGCTATAGCTAAAACTTTTTGGTATATTCTATTTATATCTATTGCCATTGTTGTTTATTTTACTATTATATAGTTACATAATAAAGTGGAAGGTTAGCCCCTAAATAAAAATAGCCACCCGTAATGAGTGGCTATTTAAACTAGTTAATTAATATTAACTAAACCTTTTTTCTATATTTGCATATATCTCCATGCCTTCATCAGTTTTAAACCAATGAGCTAGCGCTGTATATGGATGTTCATCAAAAGGAACTGTCATTAGTTTTCTATCAGTTGACGCCCAAAGAAAATGTCTTTGATCACTTGATAACTTTAATATTCCTTGCTCAACAGCTTTAATACCAAAGTTTCTAAGTTCAACATTACCATCATTAGCTAATTCTAAAAACAAATCAGGGTTATTTCTAGCAAATAATAATAAGTCTCTTTTTAATTCTTTAGAACTCATATTAGATACTTTAGAACCTTTTTCTACTCTCATTATTGCTTCAGCTTTATCAATGTCTATTTGTCTAGCCATTAGTATAGCATCTGCTTCTAATTCTAATCTATCAATTTGATGCGCAGCTACCTCAGCAGGCTTGTGTTCATAAAACAAATTTCCATTATGAGGATGATATAAAGATAAAAACTTTTGTAAAGTCACTTTTGCTTTTTCAACAAATAAAGCTCCGTTTCTAAAAACAACATGCTCTAACCTTTGCTCGCCTTGCATTTCATCAACAAATACTGTTCTTTGATTTTGACAATATTTTATTTCTCTTTCATATCCTTTTTCTTCATCAAACCAAAATAAATTAGAAGTTCTAATAGAATAAGATAAAGGTTTTTTACTACCTCTTAAATAATAAATTCTATCTTTTATTTCCCAAGTATTTTTTGGTTTAGCTTTTATTTTAGGAGCTTCAACCTTAGGTTGTTCAACAACCACTGTTTCTTCAACTATAGGCTCTTTAACCTTAGTTACTTTTTTCTTTGCCATAATATAATATATAATATAATTAATAAAAATATAAGGGCGATACTAGACCGCCCTTATAAATAAATAGTCTTACTTCATTAACATAAAGTTATTAGCACCTTGTACTATTAAACATCTTTCAGTTAAGAAGTGTAACTGCATTGCATCTAGCGCTGATGTAGCAGCTCCAACCGAACCAGTAGTCCAAGTCTTCATTCTTCTATCATCAGTAGCAGAAGCTCTGTATCTAACGTGCAAGAAAGGTCTCTTTAAGTTTTTACCTAATTGTTGGTCATAAACTGTAGAAACACCAGCTGGTATCATAACGCCTCTAATTGCGTTAGAACCAGCAGCATCGTTAATACCACCTCTTGTAGCTTTATCATTTAAGTATCTAAAGTCAGACTTGTAGAAGTCATAAGAACCTCTTCGGAAACCTGAGAAACCTAAATTTAATGCCATATCTTCGTCGTTGTTAAATACTCCGTAAGAAGTACCACCAGCTCCGTAAGAATTCATTGAAGCTAACATGTCGTCCATAGCTAAACTAGTAGCTCTGTTTACAAACATCATGTATTCTTCAATAGCACCTTGCTTATCAAACTCAGCTAGTATAAGATCAAACTCAGCTAAATCAGTAGCAGCATTAACACCAGTAACACCGGATGTAACATTACCTCTTTTAGTAATAGCTGAAAATAAACCTTCAGTACCAACTTTGTTATCACCGTTACCTGGATTACCAAGAATATCACTAGTATCAAGAGCTGAAGCTGATAAGTTTAATTCTGATTCTAGCATAGACATTTCGATATAATCGTTAAATCTAGCTCTAGTATCAGACTCTGCTTTTAAATACCATAAGTAACCACCTTGTCCTTGTTCAGATGTAACTTCTACCCAACCGATTCTTGAAGCGTCCGATCCAGATACTTCGTAGTAATCTTTCATAATAATTGGTTTATTGCTAAAAGTTTTAAAGTCTGGTTCATTAGCTCCTCTTGAATCAGTAGCAGCTGGTGAAGCAGCGGTAGTATTATAACTTACCCCTTTACCAAATTCAGAACCATAAACTAAAACAGTAGCGCCTAAAGCAGCTGAACTAGCTCCAGCGCCGTTAGTCATGTTAGCAGCATCATAAGGTAGTACAGTTAATAAATCTTTATCTGTACCGTCCATTGCTGTAACAACACATCTGTTTACACCAGCAGATGTAGCAATAAGAACAGTGTCATTAACTCTAATACCGTGCTTAATACCAGTTGTAGCTTCAGAGTTTCCAGAAATACCGTGTGTAGTATCTTCATTATTACCATCAATATCTGATTGAATTTGTATTGTTGTAGAAGTTTTTATCTCTGCTTTATAAGATAAATGTAATCTTCCTTGTTCTGACCAAATAACTTGATCTGAGGTCATTGCCTCTTCTGCACCGACTTGTGATAAGAAACCAGAGATAGTTCTTGGTCCGAAAACCTCAGCTTCTTTTTCCATTAAGTCTGGCAGGTATTGTTGAGCCCAACCCATATCTGTGTTGAAGTCAAGATAGTTTGTGTTTAGTGCTTGCTGCTGTGGGGCAGGTACACTATTCAAACTAGCTCCATTTGTAATTGCCATAATATATTCTTTTTAAATTATTAATTTCGTTTTTTAATTTTAAAAGATCTGTTTTTAATATCAGAAGAAGATTGACCTAAAACCCTATACTTAACACCCCCAACATTAGTTTCGCCGTGCGTTTTTCTAGGTTCTAAATTAATATTTTTGTCTTTAGCAACTTGGCCTTTAATAGCATCTGCTTTGCCTTGCTCATAAAAATGTCTAGCAACAGCGTCTGCATTCATGGCTGTAAATAAAGATTTATGATAACCCGCTGCGTCTTCAATAGTTGTTTTATCTTCGCCAACAAACTTATTGACAAAATTATTTAAATCGCTTTGAGCCGTCTTAATCTTATCAACATCTTTAACATTAAACCTATATTTTTTATCTCCGACATTGTATTCAAAACCTTTGAAGTCTTGTCCAAAGAAACTATCAGTTTTATTTAAAAATGTTCTTTTGCTTTTAGTATTTAACTCCTTCTGTTTTTCAGAATCTTTATTGTATTTGTTGTAGAAATTAATTGCCTCTTGCTGTTCAGCTGTTAGCTTAGAGCCAGCTTTAATTTCTTCGTAATATTTAGACTTTTGCCCGTCTAAGTAGGCTTTAGCCTCGGCAACTTGCTCTTTGAGGGCTATTTTCTTTTTACGTTTAGTTTTATCATCATCTATTTCTTCATCAACACCAAAAGAGTCTTCTAATAAAAACCCTCTTTCTTCTGGCGTTAAATGAGATTTTGTCATTCGATAATATTCATCTAACACTTCAGAGTCGTCTAATTTAGAAACGTCTCTGTTTAAATTTACGTAATCTTGTAGATCACCGCCTGTGTCTTCCATAAAGTCAACGAGCTTTTGTATATTTTCTGGTAATGGTTTTCCAGTAGTTACAGACTCTTCAACTGCTTCTTCTACAGCTTCCGCAACTTGTTCTACCTTTTCTTCTTCAGTAACTTCTTCCATTACTGGAGCTTCAGTTACTTCCTCTACAGTATTTACGTTTTCTTTTTTTTCTTCCACAACCTCTTCTTCTTTTTTTAGTTCAGGCGGTGGAGCATCTAAATCTATTTTAATAACGTCTGGGTTATCAGCGCTATCAAATTTAGATTCATCTATAACTTGTTCAACAACCTCTTGTTCTGGCTGTTCATTTGTTTCTTCTGTTTGTTCAACAGAGTCAGTTGTTTCTTCAACAACTTCTTCATTAAGTTCTTCCATAATAAAATTTTATAAAATATTAAAAATTAGAGACCAAACCTTTCCATGCCTGCATCCCCACTAAGTATATCATTACCTGAAGATTCAAATTTTTTAAGTGATTCACCTTCAGTTTTTTGAGTATTTCTTTTGTCAATCATTTGCATTTGCCTATCAGCTTGCATATCAACTCTTCTATCTCTTCTGTCTTCTCTATCAGATTCTATTTTAGTAGATGTCTGTTGTTTTATAGACTCTAGTTGAGAATTTAACTCAAACTCAAACTGCATTAACTCTTTTTTTGATTGAACTTCTTGTTGTAAGTATTGTATTTTTAATTGATTTTTAGTTTGCTCTAATTGAGCTTCTGTTTGTGCAGACGCTTGTTGCTTTTGTATTTCAGCTTGCGCCGCTGCTTGTTGAGCTTGTTGATTAGCTTGAGACTGAGCCTGTATGTTTTGTTGTTGAGCCTGTTGATCTCTTTGCATCTTTTTTCTTCTTTTAACTTTCAACATTTGATTAGCTAGCTTTATGTTTCTTATATTACGTAAATCAATTGCATCATCTAAATCTATCGATTGCTGTTGTAAAGAGGCTTGTATATTGTTTTCAAGTAATTGTTTTTCTTCTTCATCTGGCATTAGCTCTATAAATATACCAAAGTCATATAGATGTAAATTTTTCATTTCATCTAATGTTGCTACGTTGTGAGCGCCTAACGCTCTAATAAAAGCATCTTTAGTTGGTGAGTATTCTATTATATCAGCTATACGTAGCGATAAACACTCTGCTACCTCAGCCGTTATAAATAACATAGACTGTAATATGTGTCTTGTTGCTGTATTTGAATTAGCAGCTGCAATTTTTTGTACACCAACTAAAGCGTTACGATCTGGAGTGCTAGCGTCTCTTGCTTCATTTAAGCCGGTTACATCTCTTATCATTTGCAAATAATAATTGTAAGTAGTAATTAAACTTTGTAACTTACCGCTATTAACACCATTGTTTATTTGTTGTATTGGAACTTTGCCAGGATTACCATCACCATCAGCTGTAAAGCTTCTACCTATAACACTACCTGTTTGGAAAAACATATTTAAAGCTTCTTGTGGATTATAATTAGTACCATTACCTAAATCAACTTCTGCTAAACCATCAGCATCTAAGTATACACCATCTGGTACCATACGCGCCATGACTTGCTGTAATTTTAAATGAGTTAATTGTATCATATCAGCAAAGCTAGTTATTCTACTAACTATAGACTCTATTCTACCCTCGTACATTCTTGGCGCTACTATTTGGTAATTCATTTTAACGTTAGAAAAATCTGAATCTGTTCGCATCATGTTATCACACATCTTCCATCTTAGTATTTTGTCAGCGCCTATAACATAAACGCCTTCATATAAAGTCTCTACAACTCTTTCTAGCTTGCTAAAATCACCGTCCATATTATCTGGCGGATTAAAAGTATCGTCTTTTTGTATTACTTTTTCTGAACCGCTACTAGTCTTTTTTAATTTATAGACGTTGTTCATATGAGTTTTATAATTAAAATATATAACTTGAACTTTATTTTTATCTTTATTCGAAACATAGTCCATTGGATAAGCGTACTTATCTACTAAATCTTTTATTTCTTCTTCAGATAATTCAGGAAACTCTTTCACTAGTTCGTTTATTGGTAGTTCTTTTACTTCGCCAATATAATAAATATCATCAAAATAAGGAGACTCTGTGTGAGAGTAAACTATATCAGCTGGATCTACATATTCTGCTTTAGCGCCGCTACTAAAGTCAAATGTAGTTTTAGTAGCACCAATACCTAAAACAGTTAAATCATATAAAACTCTACGTCTAATTAAATCATAGTCACTACCTTCTAATAAAACATTTAATGCTTGCTCTTCCGCTAACTCTACTGCCTGCTTATAGTTAAGCTGCATGTGTAAAGCTAACTCATCTTCGGTTTCTGGCAACGTGTCAGGATCATTTTCGTAAAGATCAATATCAAAAGTTTGCTTTACTAAATCAGTATAGTCTTTAGAGTTCATATCTCTAAGCATAGACTCCATATACTCAGTTCTCTTACTTACGCCATATTCATCTTGCGCAAAGCAATTTATCTCATAATTTCTTTGAGCCATGCCGTTTACAACAATATCAACAAACTTAGGTATAATAGGTACTGGCTTCCAGTCTAAATTAAGATAAGATAAATCACCGTTAATAGATAATTCATTTTTATATTTTTGTATAGGTTGTTCACCCCTAGCATATAATCTTAAATTGTGAAAATTATTTTTGTGGCTATTATATTTAGATGTACTACCTGAAAACCATTCATGCCTTATAGCTCTTGCTACTTTCAAACCATACTCTTCGCTTAATTTTTCTAAATCGCTAACGGCTTGTGATGGAAAATGTATAGAGTGTTCTTGTCTCATATTTTATTATTAATTATCTTAGATGAAAATCCAGTATTATTATATTTTGATATGGTTAAATTTAACGGTTCTCTTTTTTGCTTTGGATTAGGTCGGTATAAATGTCTATTGCAAGCCATGACTGCTAAGCCAGAGCTTATTGATGCATCGTGTCTTGTTCGTCTATTGATATCAAACTTAGACCAGTCGTTCAATGTATTATTAAAATACATAGTGCCGTAAGTTCCGTCTTTCAATAAGCCAACATGATCATTAATGTACATTTCAATAGCAGCCGCGTGAGCTTGCTTTATATCTTCACTAGAGTTTGGTATACCACCTACTTCTTTTTCTGTAGTTGATAACTTATTCCAAACTTTATCTGGTCTGTTCATACTAAAAGCTCTGTAGCCTCTTCTTCTTAAATAGTATAGCAGTCTTGGTTTATTATTTTCTGCAAGTAATGGCATACCATAAAATACTAGTGCCATTAAAACATCTTCAAAAAATATCTCAGCTGTTTGTGGTCTTGCTATATATTCAAGGAAAAAAGTATTTGCTGGGGCATCTTCCATTGAAAACTTTGTTAACCCGTGCAAAGCGCCCTTTGATCCTCGCTTGTCTACTGTTCCAGATATATCGTATGAGTCGCAGCCAAAGGCCCCCATATGTTCGTTACCTGGATATCGTACGCCATTTTTAATAATAACGTTATTTTGTAATTTACTACCTGGCACCCAGCTAATACTAAATCTACCATTAGGATCTGGATTAAAAGTAACTAATGTATCTTTTTTACCGTTTAACCATTGAAAATTACCAACGGTTGTTACTGATGAGTTTCTATTGCCTTCGTTATAGTCTATTTGCTCGTATATTTTTATAAGATTAAATAAACTATTTTTTGTTTCATCTCTAAACGCGTGCTCTTCAGTTCTAGGAAACTGACGATAAAATTCATTTAACGCATCTTGATCGTCTTTTAATCCTTCAGCTTCATTTTCCCAGTGATCTATAACGCCTTGATCTATTTCTAGGCCGTGGGGATCAAGTGCTGATTGTGCAGGAGTGTTAAATACAGGTTGACCGTACTCGTCGATGAAACCTTCATAATTCCACTCCATGGGTATAAACAAAGAATAAAGTCCTGATTTAGTCTGTCCATTTTTATTTCTTTTATTAACATCTGAGTTGTTATATAAATCTTTAAAATTATCACCTCCTTTATCAAGTGAGTTGCTAGTACTACCCATCATGCACTTGCCAACAACTCTACTACCTAATCGCAAACAAGTTTTTGTAACTCTCCAGTTATTCTTTATATTATCAGGCCTTTCCCACTTACCGCTTTCATCGTGAACTAATAAGTTTAATTTTTCACCGTCATAGCTATTGTCACCTGTGTTCTTCCAGTCTATAGTAGTATCAAGTCCTTCAACATCGTCCATCTCCTCACGCTCGCGTATTTTTCTACGAGTAAACTTTTTAGCAGGTACCCTGTAAGCAAGTTCGGACTTTGGTCGGTCCATACCGTCCTGTATTGGCTTGAAGAAGAAAGGATAATTTAAACTAATAGGTACTACTTTGTCTGTAAACATTTTTTTTGCATCAGCACCAGTCTTAGATAATATACCAAATCTACTATCACTAGCTAATGTAGCTAAATTAACAGTTTCAGCTGAACTCATAAAAGAAAAACCAGAACGTCTATTTTTTAAATAACACATTCCGTAACTTCTTTTATCTGCTTTACAAGCTTCCCAAAATATAAAGAATAATCTATTTGCTTCTCTATAATCTGGTGCACCAACATCTATTTTACTCCATTGTAAATACATGTAGTGTGTTCCTGTTATATAGGTTGGCTTACCGTTATTCATAAACCAAAAACCTTCTTCTCTTCTTTTAAATTCTTCGTCTATATATTCGTAATGATCTTGTTTAAAATCATCAGGATAATCTTGCCAATCAAATACAGTTTTAATTTTTTTAAAAGCTGGATTAGCTGGAAACTGCTTCCACTTTTGCTCTGCTTTATTTTTGCTACAACTATATATATTGCTTGGCTGTTTAGGTAAAGCTATTTGTAAGCCTTGTATTTCTATGACATCACCAACCATGCCAGTTCTAGATATAACAACTACATCATTTTCTTTATTATATCCATACTCCCACTTTTTACTTTTGTTTAATCTTTTAATAGTATTTAACCTTATTGGTTCTACTATTTTATATAAACTTTGCTCGTACTTCATTTTGATCTACCTTCTGCAAAACCTTTAAACTTAACTTCTTTTTTTTCTTCGACTTTACCTTCAAGCATATTCTCTTCTTCGTTTATACGATTTAATATTTCAAAAGCATCGAATATAGCCAACTTCTTTGTAGCTGCGGCGTTCTTTAATCTGTCAGCTGATATATCATCATCGCTATCAACTATAGGTTCTTTAGCAACTTTAATAAGTTCTTCAACTGCTTTTTGCCCAGCTTGGATTATATTCTTCTTCGTTTCCTTGATATTCATATTTAATTGTAATAAATTTATTCATAATTCTATATAATCTCTCCCCGTTTATAACAAACTCATATTCCATACTAGGCATAAACCCAACTAGTTCTTCTTTATCAAACGTACCATCAGAATATTTAATAATTCCAGTTAATGGTTTTTCGCTTTCACTACTAAGCTTATCGTTTGATTTTATTGGTTTAACAAAACTATAGCCAGGCATAGCCTTATTATTATATAAATATATTTGATCCTGCGATACTATATACTTATCTTCTTTCCAATATGATCTACTATTTCGCTCTCTACCTTTTACATCATGCCATCTTCTAAATACGTTATGATGTACTATTACTTCATCACCTATTTTAACAGGTGATTGAAATAATAGTGGAGTAGCGATTACTTTTGCTAGTCTGTTTATATATTGGTGATTAAATACTTCAGTATTAAGTATTAGCTCTTTGTTATCGACTCGTACACTGTTATTATACCTATCACCAATAGGGCTGATAATAAAATCTTTGTAAGCAGCATTCATTAATATTCTAAGTTATACTCAACTGATATAGCCAT